ACCTCCCCACCAGCGCCTGTATCGTCGCCGTAGTTGGTTGGGGTGTCTACGAGGGAATCGTTGCCCGCACCAGCAGCAACAGAGAGGTTGTTGACGGTCCACGTATTCCCATTCCCACTCGTGTCCGTGCCCAGCGCTGCAGCCGTGCTGTTATCGCTGAACGGAAGGTGGAACCCGTTGGTGCCGTAGCTGCCGCTGTAAGCCTTGGGCTGCCACACACCGTTGGTGTCGAACTCACCGAAGCTGGTGGGGTCTAGGGCTTGGCCGTCGATGAAGTGGATGTCGGCGAGGTAGCCGTTGAAATAGGTTGAGCCCTGCCGTTGTCCAATTTGATGGGCTACTGCTCTGTTAACTCCATAGTCGGTGTTAAGAGTTGGGTCAGTCGATAAGGTAAATGTCGTTACTTGAGATCCATTTACATAGATCTTTACCCGGTTAGCACCGGTAGCCTGGGTGGTATCAAACGCACAAACAACGTGCATCCAAGCGGAATAGTCCCGATAAACCGCCTGTGTTCTTCTAAGCCACACGGTATTAGTGGCAATGCCTATCTGGTCTGAATAGATAACAAGCTGCAGAAAATCACTCTCTGCCGTACTGGATCCGTCATAAACTTGAAACAGCGGCAGCCAACTTGTGGTTGTCCCGCTCCGCTTCACCCACCCCGCCCAGGTCCATGTCTTCCGATTACTGGCAACGCCGGGAGTACGACTGAGGTAGGTCGAGTCAGGTGGATTAAACCTAAGACTCCTCTCGATCTGGTAGCCACCACCACCCGAATCAAAGAATTGTGTTGCGTCGTTCATCAGGCAATACCCTCAACGACATTACCCATCAAGATGGTTGACGAATCCTGTACGTAATACGGAATGATCGCTGGGAACGTAGCAATCGTCGGTGCTGTACCACCAGGGAACTTGAAGTTGCTAGACCACACCACAGGACCAGCAGTAATGCGGATAGCACCTGTCTGACCGGCTACAGCATTAGTGGGGTTAGGAACAGTGATTGCCCCTACGGTCCACAGGTTACCAGTAGCAAGATCAAAGGCTCCAGCAGTGATGGTTCTCTCAGTGGTACGGGTAGCAACTGTGAAAGTTGGGAGAACGTCAGTCTTTACCGTGTCAGCGTCGTAGCCCTGGACGGTGACTCCTATATCACTAGACTGAAGAGGTGTAAAAGATAATTTACCAGCAGTAACACTACCGTTAGCAATCTTAGCTGTAGTAACAGCACTATTAGCAAGCAAGTTACTGGTAATAGACCCATCAGCCAGGTTACCTGTTGATGCTTGGATGGTTATGTCTTTGACTTCTTGAGCTACATAAAGCGTTTGATTGAAGTTATCATTTAGATCCTGTGAACGGATGGCAGAGCCAGGGTAGAACTGAGCAGACAATGCCGAATCATCAGTCTGACGATAAATTCGTATAGCAACTCCATTGCCTGGAGCTACATTAAATTGGATAGTAGTGGCGTTGGCAAGGGTGTATGCAGTTGTATCGCTACCGTCAAGGCTTACCTTAATGTCGGTAGTTTCAAGATATGGGAATGTAAAAGAAAAGAGAACGGTTGACCCGTTCCCTGTGTATGTATTTTGTGTGATTGCCATTAATTTTTATACCCCTATCGGTACATGTTCGTTAATTGCTGTATCTGTTCCCTACGATCAGCAGCACGCCTAGCATCATCTACACGACCTTGCTGTAGTAGGTTCTTATTACGAATACTAAGGTTGATGGCTTCCCACATATCCGGGTTATCGGTTTGCAGCCGCTTCTCAGCAGCCTTCTGTGCTTTAAGCATGATATTATCAAGGACTGAATAAACCTCTAATTGGGCAGCATCAATCTTATCAGAATCCACACCTTCAACACGCATAGCTCGTACACGATCCAGTTGATCGTTGTACTTTTTATTCTTACTTAGTTTATCAAACTCTTTCCAGATCTGCTGTTCACCGATGTACTTATACAGTGTTTCACGTTCAGCTGGTGTATATTCGTGGTTACCGGAAGAGTCCTTACGAATCCTCTGTACACCATCCCAACCTGTATCAACAAGCCACTGTCTCCAGGGTTCAGCATCATCACTGAATTGAACAGGTGATACAGCATTAAGAGCACGTAGCATTGGGTTATCAATATCGTTCACTGCTTTACCAGTGTAGATATCAATTTGTTGAGGTAGAGTTGTATTAACACCAGGAAGTCGGTTTTTGATGTACCCAATAAAGTCCTTATAGATATCCTTTTGGGAATTATCAATAGCCTTAGCTGCAACACCAAGGGTACGATTGAGGAATAAAGGAACGAACTTGATTAGCAAGCATCCGTTCAGCTGCACCTGTCTCTTGGTTCATAATAGCAACAAGCGGTTCCAGACCAGCCAACCAAGTTTGATTAGCAAAGGTCATAGAGAAGGTGTAGCCAAGCTTACCAAGCCAATCTTCAGTAACAGTAGACCCAATATCCCGTTGGTAATAAGCTAGATCACCAAGCATTGTAAGGACCGGATCAAACGGAGGTAGGCCAGCATAGCTAACCCACTTACCACCGATCTTAATTGTCTTAGGTTGCCAGTTAAAGTTATCCCGAAGCTTCTGACGTTCTGATGGGTTTTGAGGACCATTACCACGGACATTACCACCAAGGGCATAACCATAAAGGCTAACCGCCAAACCAGTACCAAAGGCAACACGACCCATGTATTCAGCTTGTAGACCTTTATAGATCGCCATAGCATTAGGTTGGGTAGCAAAGTCAACACCATGCTCCTGCAATGCCTTGGTAATCTTCTCAATGTCATTACCAGCCATTAGCACTTTAGAGTACCTAGAAGATCCAGGAATCATAGCCAATGGGGTATAAGAAGCCATTACCTTAGCTGCATTCATACCAGTCTTAGGGAACATAAACAAAGGCTTAGCAGCAGGTACTTTGTTCACACCCATCGTAATCCAATTAGCTGTTGCATCCTCCAGGTTCAATGCAATCTCACCACCAGCATACCTAGCAGCTTGATCAGTCAACATACCTGTAGCATCAAACATCTCTTCATAGGCAAGTTTAGTAGACTTCTCAAGAAGCTTACTCATATCGTCACCTTTGAATCCAATGTCCCACACCTCTTCAAAACCATGTAGGCGTGCTGTTTGGTGAGCCAAGGTAGTAGTGACGTAAGCATCAGCAGATACAAGACCATTAGTCCCATACTTAGCCCAACGCCAGTTACCGAGGTCATGTAAGAACCGTGCAACACGATATTGATACAACTTACCAATATCACCATTCTGTTCCCACACAGCTTCCATCTCACCCAATGTATCCCACACCGTAGGATTAGGGTCCATTAGATCATTACGTACAAGCTGCCTAGGATCCCAAGTAGCATCATTACCCCACTTACCGTTATTCCAAGCCTTTTTATATGTATCCCACATAGCCCCAAGAGACTTACGTGATACTTCCCAAGTATTAGCGTGAATATAACCAAGACGGGCAAAGTCTTTCTTAGAGTGAGTACCCATCATGTAACCCATACCAGTTCCCATATAAGCGGTAATTGGTTTAAGAGCTAGCATGTTTAGGTTGTTACCAATAGCACGTACAGCTGAGATACCAGATAGGATGTTATTGTAGACAACACTCCAGGTACCTTGAGCAAAGGCATTCATACCTTCACCACCGCTGAACAAAACACCCATGGGGCTTACTTGTTGAGCAGTATATTTCAGCAGTTTATCGTATGTGTCTACATCACCCTTGGTAAGTGAGAAGGCACTCATCAAAGCTTCCATAGCTTCAGGATGTTCTCGTGCTGTAGTCACAATCATGTTGCGATACTGATCACCACGAGTTTTCATCATAGCCAAAGCTTCATCCAACTCTTTAGAGTAACCTTTAAGAGCAGCTGCAGGGTCAGGCGCCTTTTGCACCATCTTCTGCCACCGATCGTGGTTCTTAAGAGACCAACCAGCAATGAACTTATTAAGACCAAACTCAGTCATCAAGAAACCCATGCGATCAGCAAGAGCTTCAGTAACACGGTCATAATCAGCAGTCTCTGGGAATGCCTTGTAGCCTTCTGCAAAGTCAGTAGCTTCCCGTGCTACAGTATCCATAGCACGAGCAGAAGTCTCAGCAGACAACCGACCGATGTACTTATCAGTAAGATCACGAAGAGCAAGAGCGATAGCCTCAGCTTGCATCTCATTGACATAGGTAATCTTACGACCGTCAAGCATGTTCTTAACGTCGCGGTTATCCATAAAGACACGTTTAATGTCTTCAAGGTCTGCATCAGGAATAACGATATCGCGGTAGATCTTCCAAGCACCTTCAGACATGTGCTTTTTGGTGTAACGGAACCCATCTACTATAGCATCAAAGTCTCCGGCCTTACGAGCATTCTCAGCAATATCTAGGATGATATCACGAGTGGTAGTGTTACCTTTAGCAATGTCGTAGTAAGCACGCTCAGACATAATAGGAGCAGGGCTGCCATTACCATACGATACTTCTTTGATGTGAGTAGTATCAGCCATGTTACGTGCTACGCTACCAGGAGGTTGACTCAACGTAGCAGTAGAGCCTTCGGGGAACATGTTACGGGTAATGAACGCATCAGCCTCCCCTTCAGGTGCATCAAAGTAACGACCTTTACCGATCTCATCAATCTGGACATCACGGCTGATCTGCATACGCTCCACATAGCTCTCCAGAGGGTCCTCTGTGAGCCTAGAATAGCCCTTAGAGGCGTACTCCGTGGTAAGCTCTACACTCTCGTTTTCAAGCGCCTTAGCGGCCCTCATAGCCT